TCCATGTTCATCCTTCCCCCCTCCTTTCCTCATCTCTTCACACATCCGGCTCCCTTGCCAACGGGATGCTGCGGCTGTTTTTCTGCCTTGGTCTCATTTCCCCGTAGGGATTTGTCGCTTCCAAGTACAAATCAGTACGTTTTGTACTTATCACAGCTATATTATACACCCGTTTTGTACCTCTGTCAATAGAAACACTCGCGAAAAACTGTACAAATTGTATTGAGTTGCTTTGTGCTAATTGTACATATCGGACTATTCATCAAAATTTGCCGTTGACAAAAGTACATTTTGGGTATATAATGATTTTTGAAAGGACGGTGATAACATGATTGGAGCTAAATTAAAGGAATTGAGAACTAAAAAAGGGTTTACTATATCTCAACTCTGTGAAGAGCTTCACATAAATCAGAACACTTATGCTAAATACGAACGTGATGAACGTGATGTTAGCACGGAAACACTCACAACATTCGCTAACTTCTACGGCGTCACCACGGACTACCTTCTCGGACGTGAGCAGCAGAACGATCCGCTTGCGCTCCTCGGCATAAGGAACGACGAAAAGGGCGCTCTCGGAGCATACCTGAAGCTCGACGAGAAGAACCGCCAGATAGTCATTGATGCCATGATAGCCCTCGCCGACGCTGCGAAGAAGAGCCGGGAGCTGAATGCTCAGGAGCTGCGGCAGATGATAACAAAAAAATTCTCCTGTCTGCCTACAAGCGCAGGCTCAGGAGAATGGCTCGATGAGGAGAATATAGAATACAGGGACTTTCCCGACAGCCCCCAGGTGCGTGAGGCTGACCTGATTATCCCGGTTGATGGCAGCAGCATGGAGCCTGAGATATCAGACGGAGACGAGCTGTGCATCAAGCTCTGCGATGCGGTCAAGGTCGGCGAGACAGGCGTATTCATAGTTGACGGCAGAGGCTACGTCAAGGAGCTCGGCGAGGACAGGCTTATTTCTCTCAACGAGGAATATGATGATATATACGCAGCAGAATACAAGTGTGTCGGTAAGGTCATCGGCAAGGTAGAGTAAAACACATAGTATGACCTGTACCCCCTCAGAATCAAACGCTACGGCACGTCTGAGCTTTTCATAGTATGTTTACCCTCTGAAAGACAGGCGTGTCAAAAAAGGGCGTTTTTTGATGTGAAAAGAAAAATCCCCCACGGTGCCGCTACCACCGCAGGGGATCACAAGGAGATATGTTTATTGAATCCGTTTCCATTATATCATATCTCCGCCGAAAAATCAACAGGAGAGTGAGAATATGGAAGGATATCTCGTCTATCTCCGCAAGTCCAGGTCAGACGGTGAGCACGAATCCGTTGAGGAGGTGCTCGCAAGACATGAGAAGCTGCTGCAAGAGCACGCCGTTAAGATACTCGGCGAACCCGTCCCGGAGAGCTGCATCTACAGGGAGGTAGTCTCCGGCGAGACCATACAGGACAGACCGGAGGTCAGGAAGCTGCTCGACAGGATACAGCAGGAGCCTGTCAGGGGAGTGCTCACGATAGAGCCGCAGCGTCTGAGCCGCGGAGACCTGAGCGACTGCGGAACCATAATCAGAGCGTTCAGATACACCGATACGCTCATCATCACACCGACCAAGACCTATGACCTTGCCGACAAGTTCGACAGGAAGTTCTTTGAAATGGAGCTGACGCGCGGCAACGATTACCTTGAATACATCAAGGAGATAATGATGAGAGGACGCCTTGCATCTGTAAGCGAGGGAAACTTCATCGGATCTATCCCGCCTTACGGTTACGATAAGGTAAAGGTAGGGAAGAGCTACACCCTTGCTCCGAACGATGAAGCGGACACGGTGCGTCTGATCTTCCGTCTCTGGACAGAGGAGAAGCTCGGCACGACACGGCTCGCCAACAAGCTGAACGAGCTCGGCATCAGACCGAGGAAGGGAGATTATTGGACCTGTGCAAGTATAAGGGATATGCTGCATAATCCGGTCTACATCGGAAAGATCCGCTGGAACTGGCGCAAAACGGTCAAGTCGATAGAAAACGGCGAGATCAGGAAGACACGCCCGAAGTCTCCGGAGGACAGCTGGATAATGGTCGAGGGAAAGCATCCGGCCATTATCGACGAGAAGGTCTTTGATGCAGCACAGGCTCTCTTCGGTTCAGCTCCGAAGAACAAGGTCGGCAAGGAGCTGACAAATCCTCTCGCCGGCATGATCCGCTGCGAATGCGGGAAGGCTATGATATTGCAGCCGCAGCAGCGCTCCGCCCCTCGTCTGCACTGCCGGCATCAGACGCACTGCGGCAATAAGTCCGCTACATACGAAGCCGTCGAGGAAGCTGTTATCGCCCAGCTTAGCGAGCTGATCGAGCACATAGAGGTAATGATCAGGAACGGCGAGGATCCTGCAAGCGTCAACGAGGACATTATCCGGAAGCTTAGCAAAGAGCTTAACGATATCGAGACGCAGCAGGATAAGCTGTATGACCTCCTTGAGCAGGGAGTATACACGAACGCCGTGTTTCTACGCAGAAATCAGGCTCTTGCTGAACGCCGTGAGAAATGCCGGTCGGCTCTCGATCAGGCGAAGGCAGCCGGCTCCCCTGTCCCCCTTGAAAAGCGCCGGCTCATGCTGATGGAAGCAATAGGGACACTGAGAGACAATACGGTCTCCCCGAAGGAGAAGAACGAGCTCCTCAGACTCGTCATCAGAGAGATCAAATACAGCAGACAGGCAGGCTCCAGAACCAAATGGGATACTACCCCGTTCAATCTGGAGATATCTTTCAACTTCTGACATACATCATAAATGGGCTAACGAATGTGAACATTGATGATATAAATGCTCTCCCACTGGAAATGACCAGCAGGAGGGCATTTATATTTTACATGATTTTCAATTCGTGGCCAAGGGAGTAATTTTTGAATCTGGCGATTTACAGGCATTTGCTAACTTGCCGGTAACATGATTTTTCAAAACCGATGCATATTATTATAATTTTGCCTTTAAAACAGTGCTTACTTTGTGCAAGTATACAAATATCACTCAATGGGTGTATTTTCTTTCAAAAAAGCCTTGACAAATGCACTCGCCGGGTATATAATATAATCAAGGAAAGGGCAAAAGCCCGAAGGATGAACGCCGCAAGGCAGGAGGTAATTATGGAGAAAATGGTTAAGGTTAATGTAAATGGAATTACAATCGGCGAAGTTAGAACAAACCGCTCCCTTACGATTGAGGAAGCAATGTACGCACTCGGTTACGACACTACCGACGAAGAAGACTGCAAGAAGGGATACGAAAACGATGTTGAAGGCTTTTGCCTCGACGAGTGTGGAAACTATTTCTTCGATCGCGAAGCCGCTGAAATGGAGTACTAAGCATATGATCTACGATTACTATAAAGCTCTCATTGGAGAATACATCAACCTCGGGCGCTCGGAAGAGCGCCTGCTGGGTGAGATAGGATTTCCACCCGAGATTGAGTGGGACGGAGAAGGGTTCACAAAGGCGCTATCTATAATCGCAGCAGCCGCTGACAATGACACACAACGTCTTGTCGAGCTCTCAGGGCTCAGCATGGCAAACTTCGCACGAAAGTTCGGACTCCCGTACAGGAGCGTCCAGAACTGGTGTGCAGGATCTGAGACTTATAGACGCAAGCCGCCGGAGTACCTGCCGATCCTGATAGGCTATGTACTCATCAGCGAGATAGAGGCATCCGACGATGGCGATATTTGACAGGATATGCCGTACCTGCGGCGTGAGCTTCCGGGGCGGTCCGCGGGCGTGGTACTGCCCCGACTGCCGACGGGAGCGAGAACGAGAGAGGAAGAAACGCTACAACAGTGGCGGATTTTCCCGGCATATCGGACAAAAATGCCTCTGCGATAACTGCGGTAAAGAGTACACTTTTGCGGGTGGATTGCAAAAATACTGTCCCGACTGTCAAGCAGAAATGCACCGTAAGCTCGACAACGAGCAGGGTACGGCATACTATCACGACCACGTAGACAAGGCAGAGCGCTCCGTAAAGCGGAAAGCATACTACAAGGAACATAAAGAAGAAATAAACAGAAAACGACGAGAGATGTACTCAGAAAAGAAAAAATCGGGCTCCTGAAAAGGAGCCCTTTTTTTAGTCTATCAGTCCACTGAATTCGTGGTCGTCCACAAGTATGTCGTCTATGTAGACACGGAGGCGATGTGTTGCTGCCGCCGAGGTCTCGCCGGGAAAAACCGTACCACGCTGGAAGGTGCTGATGTAGTTCCGCCCGTCACGCTCATCCCCGAACCAGTGAGAGTTGACATACGACTCCGAGTCCCGGGTGTCGACGTGGCAGGCATTAGCCATCATGCCGACACCGCCGAAGCCTACACGCTCAGCTGCCTCGGCTATATCCTCAGACGGATACAGCGTACCGTCCTGTTTTTTTACCACGATATCAGCAGCAATGCCCCGTGTGTGGGCATCGGTGGCAGATCCGCCGACTTTGACGCTGTATGCCGGGCAGCGATACCCAGAGTTGATAATGATAGCTTTGGCGTCCATGAGGTTGTAGAGCTGCTCCAGCCTTGTGACCAGGAGCTCTGACGGACTCCCCTGTCCGCATCCGCA